GTCAGGAGCTACTGCTTGGTTTGCGGTCAGCGTCCCTTGGAGGTTTGTTTTAGACCAATAAGCATCATCAAACTCTTCGCTTCTTTGAAGCAAATTCGTCCTCTGCTCTTCCACCAGCAGGCCAAGGCTTTCGCCGGTCGTGGGGTTGTGGTCGAAGCGTGCTTCGTTCGTCGTCGCGGTTTTGATCAGCCCGTCGCTGCCCACAAACGTCCCACTGCTGGCGCGGGTGAAGGTGACAAGGCTTTGTCCACTGGTGGCGTCAATCAAGCTCTTGTTGTCGGCAAAGCGCAGATCCAGACTTGGCGTAGACCGTGCCGCGCGTGAAACAGAATCACGCACCCAAGACGGCGCTAATGCACCACCCGGCGCAACTCCAACGCGAAAGGCAGCGGAGCCGCGCATCAGATACCAGCCTCCAGCGTTGCAACACGAACCTGAACAGTGCTGGCCGAAGCCGGCGTGTAAGCACCCTTCGTTTCAAGCTCGCCGTACAACGTGCTGCTGTTTGCCGCCAGTTTGATCAAACGACCCGGATAATCGACTTGGGTGTACAGGCTGCTGCCAAAATCAACCGGCGTCGCAAGATCAATGAAGCCGACATAATCACTGCGCTCACCGCTGACCAGATCAAAAGCAGCGTTATCAGCAATCGCGGTGGGGCTAGCGGTGTAAAAGTGCAGGCGGTAGGCGCCCATGCCGCTGATCACTGCGGTATCACTAAAAACAAGGCTAACCGACTGAACCAACACGTAGCCACCAGCGGGGCCAATGCTGCTAAAGGTAAGAATTGCCGAGCCACCCGTGTCGCCAACCACATCACCAGCGGTATAGGCGGTGGTATTACTGGGCCGCGTGACGGTAACGACGGAGCGAAAAGCTGTACCGGCAACACCCATTGAATAAGTGCCGTCATTCCGCCGCCTTGCTACGGAATCATTCCCAGCGGGTGAGATAAGAACCATGATCAGCTCCGGCGAATGGAGAAGTTGCCCGGTCCACTAATTCTAAGCCCAGTTAGATACCGCTCAAACAAGGGCGGCACCTTATCAGCACCCACGGCACCGAACATAACGTTCGGCGTCACGTCAAGGCTACCGATCTTGACATTCTTGTAATCCTCTAGACCGCTCAGCCCAAGCGCATCCGTATTATTGTGCAAAAACACTGCCAGCACAACCTGGGCGTACTTGACTTGAATCGGGATCTCAGTGTCAGTGAAGTAATCCGTGGAGATCCGAAACGGGAAGCCGATTGTGTAGGTGTTGATATAGGTGTCTGGCTTGCGCACACCAGTACGCGGCCATTGCAATGCCTGCGTATCAGTTGCACGAGCACCTAAAAAGCGTTCACGGTCTAGCCGTTGCGTGGCAGTAAATAGTGCGCGGTTGCGACTGTCAGTATTGCCAGTGTTCCAGTGTTGGACGTCATCGTTCTCCACAAAACCATCAACGATCGTCTGGGCGTCCGCCAGAGTCAGATAAGAGTTGGCGCTTGCCGACCCGACGGTTGCGACGATTACTACTGCCATCGTTGGGTGGCTCCTTTGGTTCTAGTGTAGGCGCAGGCTCTGCAATAGAAAGAGAGGTTGCTTCCGTAGAAGCAACCTCACGATCACGCAGTCGCCGGAAAGCGAACAGCCCCATCAGGCGTTAGCAGCCTTGATCACAGCAAAGCTAAGCACGATGGCTTGGCTAAGCGAACCACCAGACACGTTACGCACCGTGACCGCAAAGGATCCCGCTGCAATAGCGTTGGCTTCGGTGGTATAGGCACCGGCAGTGCCCGCCGATGAGTGGTTAACGATCACAACGTCATTAGCAGCAACAGTGCTGTTGGTGACGGTGAAGCTAACGTTGGTGGCATCAGCGAGTGATGCGTTGTGCATGGTGATCGCCCCACAAACTTTGTTGAGGGTGACACCAGTGGACTTGCTAGTGGCTTGGGTAACCGCACCACCAGTGCCGCTGACGTAGCCAATGGCACTGCCAGCAGTTACTTCAAAGAGGGAAGCCATAATTAGTTACCTCAATCGAAGTTGGAAGTGTTGGTCGAACGTACAACACCAATGTTCTTGGTTTCGTACACCTTCGACCAGTTAGTGATGGTCTCCAGTTGAGCACGGGTCGGGTTGACAGTGCTCACGCCCCACTTGGCACCAACAGGGTGGTACACGTAGTGGAGGTCGATCGACATGGCATCGCTCTTGGCGAGGATGTCACGGTCAGTTTCCGTCTGAAGAGCCAGCTGCTCACCGCTAGCGACAGCGCCGTTGGTGAAGAAGTAAGTGGCATATTCAGTGGTGCTGCCACTGCCTGCGGTCTGCACATCGTCAGAGACGATCACACGCAAGCCCATGTACGTTGGCACACTGGCGTCACCGCCGTAAGCACCAGCAAGGGAACCACCGGATTGAGTGGTGGTGGTGCCACGAGCTTCAAGAGTGGACACGTAGTCGATCGCCTTGCGCTCAACGAGGTCGTAATAGACCTTGCTGTGCATACAGATGGCGGTCAGCTTGTCACCTTGATCGCCCAGCAGGCTGCGGGCTTCAGCAACGTGCCGAGGGGTCAGCACGGTTGGGGTGTCAGCGTTCAGACCATCAATCGTCAGATCGACGAAGGATGCGCTGTCGTTGCTGCCCAGGCTGCCAAACACACCAGCCAAGCAGGACAGGAGGTCCTTCTGGCGCTGGTTAGCAATGTAGTCAGCAATCTTGGCGCCGATAGCAGCCATCGGGTCGGAACCTGCGGCAAGTGCAGCGAGGTCACGGCTTTCGAAGGCACGCCCACGGTGCAGGATCACGCCAACTTGCTTGTCAGCAGTGATTTTGCCAGGGGTCAGCGAGGTGCTATCAGACAGCACTTCGAAGTCACCAGTCAGGTTTGCCTTGAAAAAAGGCACGTTAATGAAGTCACCACCCTCGGTTGCGTTCAGCTCAGCCATCGGCTGCACCACACCGGATGCCAGGAAGGCATCACGCTGGGTGGTCTGCTCAATGACGTAAGGCGTAAAAATCTCGGGGATGATGATGTCAGAGCGAAGAGTCGCCATGAAGAATCACCAGGGTTGAGTTGGAAGGATGGGCACAGCCCTACATCACCAGCACAGCCGGTTTGTAACAGCTTAGCGGTTAGCTTGAGCCTTCATCCGATCATACAGATCACGATCTGTTCGATACAGTCGTGCCTGTTCGGTCAGATTAAAGCTGTCGCGGCTAAACGGGTTGACCATCCCAGCAGGGACGGCACCGCCAACATTGCCGCCCGATGGCGCACCACTGCCCTGCGGCTTGGGTTGCTTCTGCATCCATGCTGGCAACGTCTTTGCCCACTCGGCAACAGGCACACGCTTGTACCCATCAACCACAACCACACTGCCGTCAGCCTCGCGTTCGATAGCTTCAGGCTTCAGCTTGGTCTTAAGCACCATGTCTGGGTCATGGACAATTTCAGCTAGTGCCGTGACAGCAGGCGTCACAAGCTCCAGTTCTCGCACGCGGGCTTCAAGCTGGCTGATGCGCTGGTCCTTTTCTGCCGTCGCCTCACGGAACTGCTGCTCCAGAGCTTGTCTTGCTTCTGAATATTTGCCTTGTGATTCAAGTTGCTGTTGCTCGTAGTTGCGTTTGAACTCCAGCAGCTCGTCAACGTTGACTCCATCCGGCACAGCCTTTGCTTGGGCGATGGCTTTTTTGTACTCGTCCAACAGCTCTGAGTTCTTGCGCCGCATGGCATCAAGTTCAGCTTGCATGTTAGCTACTTCTGCATTTTGCTCCACAGGAGCTTGTGCTTCATCAGACATGGACTAGCCACAGGCTTAGTTACGCTGCGATCGTACAGCTTCTGACACAAAAGTGTCAAAACGAGAATTCAATACGCCAATACGGGAACCCTGGAACCCGTTGATCAAACAGATGCTTGATGCTATTGATCGGCATGAGGATCTGTTGCGACGGACGGGTTGCGGGTGGCACGCTGCCAAAGCCCAGGACTTACGCCGTTACGTTGCAGAACTTAAAGATTGGATCCACTGCGAGGAGGCTACCACTTTGTCTGGTCAGCCCAATACGCAGGAGACATCTTGCCTTTAGCAATGTTGGCAGCATGACGTGCCTTAAAGCTGGCACGCCTTGCTGTTGCTGCTTTTGATTCACCTTGTCGCGGCGGGCTGCCACTAACGCCCTGCTGCCCAAACCGTATCAACTTGATCGTCTCGCCGTCTTTTGCAAGTACGGCATGGGACTTGGTTGGGTGGCTTGGCGTGCGCTTCGGCTTGTTGTAGCCGTCAAACTGCTCGCCGCGATAGGTGATCATCGACGGGGTGCTGCCTTCAGCTCCGAACGTTTTTTGATGACTGCGTTGCCAGTTGATTCAGATTTGATCCGAACGATTGGATCGTCCTGACTGCCAACACGAGTGACACTGCCACCAGTGCGTGTAGCAATAGTGGCGCGTTCGCCGCCAATGCTGGTAATTACGCCAAAGGTGCGGGTGCCTTGGTACATCCAACTCACCCTGTCACCGCGCTTCACTTTTTCTTGCCTCCCTTTTTCTTTGTGCCCTTAGCCATCATGGGTTTGGCTTTGCCGCCACCCTTAGCTTTCATGTCGCCGTAATGCCCAGGCATTGACTTAAAGCAATGACCCTTTCATGCTACTTAGCTTTCGGCTTGCGCTTCCGGCTTTTTCCTGCTTTTGCTAGGGCGATTGCTACCGCTTGCTTTTGCGACTTGCCTGCCTTGATCTCCCGGCTGATGTTTTGAGAGATCACTGCCTGACTCTTGCCTCGCTTCAGGGGCATTGCTAGCAACCATCACGCCGGTTCTATCGTACCAACCGCCTGTGCCATCAGGTTGCTGGACGTACCGGACCTCAGCACCATTCCGCAGTTCAAACTCCGATGCCTTGCGCCCATCGGCGTAGGTGTATTTAAGAACGGGTTGGTCCATAACGAGCCCGGAGCTGGTCCAAGGTTAGCTCTGTGCCATCTTTGCTAACCAGCTTTGCGATTGCAGCTTCTGGTCCATATTTGTTGGATAGTTTGTTGAAGTAAGCAACTTTGCTAGCGCCTAAGGCTTTTGCCTTGGTTGCAAGATCCTGCTCAGATAACCACTTGCCGTAGCTGGTGTTAGCTGGAACCTGACCACCTTGTGCAGCACGGCGTCCTGGCGGTGGTGGGTCAAAGCCAAGCTCCTTATAGTCAATGACCGGCACGGTGGTGCTACGGCAGTTGAAGTGCTGCGGTGGGGTCGGTCCTTTGCCATACTCAAACACCTTGCCGTCTAACGCCCGGCAGATGGCACTCGTTCTAGTGTCAAGCGTGGCAACGTAGCGGTACTTTTTCGTGATGTCTTGGTTCGCCTCATACACCTGCTGGCTAGCGGTATTTGCTACCTGATTGATGCTGGTGCGGACTAGCGCGACGATCTGATTGTCGGCTATAGCTGTTGCCTGACCGCCTGCTGCTGCAATTTCCCTGACGGTCTTGGCACGTTCACCAAACTGCAAACTGCCGATCAAACGTTTAGCAATGGCTGGCGTCGTTTCACCTGTCAGCAAGCCTTGTCGGACAACTTGGCTGAACCGCTCAGCTTGGTCCACCGCAATGCCACGAAACGCCTTGTTAACGACCTCGCCGTTAGGCAGCGTGATGGTGGCACCTTGAGCAGCCGTGAGGCTAAATGTCTGCGGTGCGCCCTGTACTGCGGCAAATAAGTCATCGCTAAGTGCCACCACATTCAGCTGTGTGGGGTCAGTCGTCACCACACTCTGCGCAAACTGCGGGCTGATTTCTACCGTGTTGACGATGTTGCGTGCGCCTGCGGGTAACGCCTTACGCAACTCTTCCGATACAAACTCCGATTGCAACTGGGCTATACCCTGCAGCTCTAGCGCCGTCAGCTCTGTCGAATCGCCAGCCCAAGTGCCCAGACTATCCTTCAGTTGCGCCAAAATGCCACGCAGCCTTGCAGCTTTGACAGGTGCAGCCAGCTCATCAATCGTTCGCAACTGATTGACTGCATCAATAATGATGTCGTTATATGCATTGATCACACGCCGAGCAACACTATTACTAAAGCGGTTCAGGTCAATCGCATTGCGAAACAACGCCTCAGGTGTGCTCATGGCTCAATGCCAAGCTGGCTGGGCTTGTACTGCGACCGGATGCTAACGTTTGCGCCACGCGTCAAGGCGCCGGTAACTGTAGAAGCAAAGGCGTTGTAACCATCTTGCCCATCTTCCAAAATTACCATTTCATCTACTTCAGCAGGTTTGCCGTCTTTGTAATACGTCATCCGTACAACTGCCAAAATCTCTTCCGGCAGTTTGCCCATCGTGTAATCAAGCTCCTGCTTCCTCGGCGGTATCTGCATCTTCTGGGTCTTCGCTTCCAGCATTATCGCCCAGTCCACCAACCAATCGATCAGCCTGTTCAGCAGATTGTAAATCCAGCCCGCCATTAGAAGTTGCCTCCAGTTCCTCGTCTACATCAAAATTATCGCCAAGGACATCGCCCTCGGCTAGCTCACGCAGGAGGGTTTCTTGGCTGATGGTGCCAGCGGTGTAAAGCGATAGCAGAGCTTGGATGTCCTGCGGTTCAAGGCGTGCGCCAAGGAAGTCACGGTTGACGTAGGAGCTGCCGGCAGCGGTGGCGTTGCCGATGAACTGCGCATGAAACTGCAGGCAGTTATCAATGAGGTCCTGCACGTTCTGTGCAATCACCATCATGGTGCTGTCACCCTGGCTACGGTCAAGCCGCTTCGCTTCTGCAGTTTCGGCGCTGAGCTTCTGCCCCAAGACTGCTGACAGCCCTAGTTCGTTGATCTGCCCTGCCAGTTGCTCTAGGCGGCGGAACTGCGCCTCAAAGCTCTTGCCCTGCGGTTCGATGTACTCCGCACGACCATCAGCAGGAAATGCAATCGCCTCACCAGGACCGGCGCTTACTTCCTCTGCAGCAGACGGGAAGCCATAAAACGCCAGCATCGGCACGGCGCTGATATGCAGTTGGTTGTCTAGGTCTGACTGGATCTGGTAGGTCTTGAGGTTTAGCTCGGCAATGTCCTCAAGCGGTGGGCGCGATTCCAGGAACCCATGCCGCTGGGCGTAAGCAACGCTGAAGGGGATCTGGGACAAGCTGGTCCGTCCTTCGTCTACCACGCTGAAATCGCCGGTGGCATTCTGCCGATGCAACTGGTACTCACCAGGCGTTAGCACCCGCACCTGCTGCACTTCTTTCTCGCCGTAGATGCCGTCAGGTATTGTCACAATCTCTGACAGCCTGAGCTGTGTCAGGACTTGTTTGCCTTCCTGTTGTTCAGTGCGCCAGCCAAGGATCTGCCGTGGCGTGTACGTCACCCAGTAAGGTCTACCCCCATCAGACGGTGCATCCACCAAGACACCAACGTGCCCATAACGGACCATCTTGCGGGCTGTTTCATAGGTCCAGACGTTGAGGTCATTGCCTTGCAGGTCAACGTCAAACAACTGCTCACGGATGATGTCGGCAGTGTCGTCAAGCCGCACAGGCTTACGGGTTAGCATCCCAGCCATCATGCGCTCAAGGCGCTGATAAAAGGGCGGCACCACGCTACGAGCTAGGCGGTTGTCATAAGACTCGTCCAGCTCGCGTGGTTCCTGCGGCAGGTAACGGCGATGCTTTTTGCGCATCCCGTAAGTGCCCTGCAGTAGATCCTCTATCAATATCCAGTGAGGTTCCTGCGCGAACCATGCCGTGTTCGGATCGGTGACTTGCGTGACAGTCCGCTGAGCTAGCGGGCGGTCGTAAAAGTTGTATCCGCTATACACAGCTTGATACGCGCAGGCTTTGGCTCAGTTTAAGCAGCAGTAAGCGTTACGGACTTGCGACCAATTTTGATCTCAAATTCGTCGCCGGGCTTAAAACCCATCTCCTGCACGTAACCCTCACCGATGGAGAGCTTGCCGTTGAACTGCACCTTGGTCTTATAGGTCAGGCTACGACCGCGCTTGCCAGGCACGTTCATCTGCAGCCCCTTGGCTTCAAGGAGCGCCTCATAAAACTGGGTGAAGCATACCTTGTCATTTTTGACGTAACCACATTCACGAACGAGGTCTGATTTATTCAGATCGCTCAGCTCTTTTACTTTGTTGATGAGATCTTGACCGACGAGCATGAGTAGGCTCAAAGGTGGACATTTGCGACCATAGCTTAAAAAGCCAATATCTGCAACCCAGCCGTCAGTAAAGTCTGATGCCCGTTGACCGTCCAGCGCCTGCGTGCAGCGGATTGAACTCACGCCAGACCAAGTACCCCAAGGCGTCGTTCATGTGGTCAAAGCCTGCATCCTTGTCAGGCTCCCCCTTGTCTGTGTAGCACTGCAGCTCCAAGCACTCGGTCAGTCTCTTGCATTGCGGCGCGACCTGTAACCGGACTTGCCCTTTGCCGTTTTCCAGCAGAGCCTGAACAGCAGCCACCCGATCACGAACGGGAGGATTAGCCCTGGGTGATTGGTTGGACATGCCATAGGACTCAAGGATTGCAATGTCGGTCTGCGTTGCATTGGTGCTGCGATTGCCGCCGCTGGCGTCTGGGTAGATGTAAATACGGCGATCCGCGTATCGACGACGGATCTCGGCAGCCAGCGCGTCGGTGTCATGGGCGCCGGAGATCTCGTCGATGATCAGCAGGCCATTGCCGATGCGAACGCCGATCACTGCACTCATGTTGCCGACGTTGAAGTCAATGCCAATGCGGATTGGTTCGCGGTCAGTATGAGGCAGGTCAGGTTGAACGTGCTTGGTGCGGTCGAAGCGGTCATAAACCTGCCCGGTGGTGAGGTTGACGAACTCACCGTCTAGGTATGCACGCAGCAAGCTGGGGTCGTAGTTGGCTTCAAGACGCTCAATAAAATCGGGCGGCAGGTGGGGATTATCAGCGGTGCGCATCTTGATCAGATGCCGATCAGGTCTTGCCCTTGCGTCATCACTGCCAAAGGTATTCCACATCCAGCGGAAGCCCTCAGGTGTTGACGCTGCGCCAAACTGCCTGACGTTGCCGGAGCGTAAGCGACCAAGGATTTTAGGAAATGCCTTGTTGGCAATGCTTGGTGTGACAGTATCAATTTCGTCAGCCAAGACCCAGGCAAGGTTCAAGCCGATGATGCGTGACCAGTTCTCAAATGATCGGCACAGGATTTTGGTATCACCGCCTGGCAGGTGCAGCATGTACTCAGGCAACGGAGACGCCCTGAAGGTGTAAGGGATCTCGTATGACTCAAGGAATTGCTCGAAGTCGTTCTGCCAAATGTCACGGATCAATGGTCCGGTTGGTTCCATGACCAGACCGATGAAGCCTTGATTAGCAGCGGCAAGGGTTACAGCCTTGGCACATAGCGCACGGGTCTTGCCAGCACCGTAACCAGCAGAGATGCCAAGGATCTGTGTGCTGCTGTCGTCTACGAAGGCAAGCTGCCCTGGGTGCAGGTCAGTGCGGATGCGGGCTAAGAGTTCTGGTACATCAACATCGGCATCGCCATGACCAATTTGCTGAAGGACACTGCCTGTTGGCGCTGCAGCAAGAATGCTCACGAACAGAGTTGCGCCAGTTTGGCTGCGGTGTTAATGGCACCAAGGGCAATGTGATACTGCCCAGCCCGCCTGGCTTCCATCTGCAAGGTGCTGCACTGAGACAGCAGATCAGCGATCATCTGCGGACGTTCGATGTCCCAGTCAGCCTTAAGCATCTCGCGTGCCAACTTGAGGTATTGATCGACCGTGCGGTCACCAACCCCCCAGTTTTCGGAGGCAAATCGAATGCAGTCCGAGCGTCTACCGCCGTTTGCGATGATGCGTGCAAAGCGGTTAGCGCGGTCGATTGTTTCTTGTTTAGTGCCTTTTTGGGCAGCCATTAGAACGCCTCTTGCTGCTCGGTGAAGTGTTGATCAGATGGTACGCAGACGGCGGTGTTGCCGGTGAAGTCTTCCCAGCGCTTGACGATGACGTCGCAGTAAGCGGGGTCGAGTTCTATTAAACGGGCGTGGCGATGCTGACGTTCGCAGGCGACAAGGGTGGAGCCGCTGCCGCCAAACGGATCAAGAACAATCCCTTTAGCTTTTGCCAAGCACCACTCAAGAAGCTCAACAGGTTTTTGAGTTGGGTGATCTTTTTTGTAAGAGGTAACTGAAAGGCGAAAGATTTTAGCAGGGCCTGGAATGTTAGTCCATGCAAGCTCACACATTGCAAGCGAGAAGTCTTCTGGCTGTTTTTTATCCCAAACGTAAAAGCACTGAGCAGGTGGAAGCCCGAAGTAATTGCCACCCCAAATAATTGAAGCTGTGGTTATGGAATTAAAGAAAGCTAATGTTTGGTCGTCAATCGGCTGGGCGTCCCAGTCTTTCTTCTGATGCTTTTGCCTTACAGGATTTGCACTAATGCCGATTCCATATGGAGGATCAGTAAGCAAGAGTTCCGCCTTCTGACCATCCATCAACCGCTCAACGTGCTGGATGTTGGTGCTGTCGCCGCAGAGGAGGCGGTGATTGCCAAGGATCCAGAGGTCGCCTGGCTTGGTGATTGGTTCCTTTGGTGGCTCGGGGACGTCATCTGGATCGGTCTTGCCCTGCTCCGGCTCTAGCACCTCGGCTAGTAGCTCGTCATCTTCAAACCAGGGTGTCAGGTCATGCTCTTCGCTGAGCTGCCGAAGCATCTCGTTGTCCCATTCGCTGAGGTCGCTGGAGCGGTTGTCAGCGATGGCTAAACCTACTTTTTCGTCTTCGCTAAGGCCAGTACGGCGTACAGCGATTAGCTCATCGCCTTCGGCTTCGATGATGCGGACTTTATTGATGCCTGCTTTTTTAGCGCCTTCGACGGTGCCGTTACCGGCAAGGATGCGACCGTCTTCGTCAATGACGATGCTGCGGGCGGCACCGTAACGCTTGAGGGATTCAGCAATTAGGGCAGCAGAGCGATCTGTCCGCTTGCGGGCATTTTTGTGATCTGACTTGAGGTTATTGATTGATGTCACGCAGGCGATTGTATGACGTTTGCGGGAATCATACAGAAATCAACCTAACCGGTACAGGCTTTGGAGTTGGTTGATTTTAGGTTCGACGAGGTGGTGCGAGGAAACGGTGCCACAGGTGTTGCCGATGCAGACGCGGACACTGCCGTCATCGAGCGTATGGCAGATCGGCTGGACGGAAGTAGCGGCTGATTCCACCAGTGAGTTCAGACGGTCTCTGGGGGTCATTGGTCTGGTGGTAGAGGGCTGTGAGGTAGTCGTCCCACAGTTTGAGCCAGTGCGCAACGTCTTGGTTGGTGGGGTTACGGCTTGACTTCATTTTGAAGGGAGCAGAGGACAGCGGCTGCAATGCATTCGAGGACTGGGCGCGGTGCACTGCCTCTAGCAGCCCTACAAGCGGCTGTAACAGCGTTCTGATAGGCGTGCAGAGAGAAGGGCGCGACAAGGGCTACAGAGGCGCTAGCGGTCACCGTGGGGTCTCCTAGCGCACGCAGGCGGATGAGCTGCCCGCGTTCGATGTTCAGTTCCTTGGCTTGGCGTAGCAGGTGGTCGTTCTCGTCTTGGGTGAGATAAACCTTGACGGGCAGGCGCTTTTCGGTGGTCATGTCAGTAGGGCAGGGCGTTTTCTTCAGCGGGTACAAAGTCGCGTGGGTTGACCACTTCGACCTTGGGGTCAGCGTCATCGACGGGATCGCGTAGCAGGTTGCGGTACATGCCTGGGTTGATGTGACCGGGCGGTGGTGCGTCAAAGTCCTCTAGCACGCACCGCTTGGCATCGATGAGGCGCTGCAGGAGCTTACGGGCACCGACAGCGGTGGAGATTGGTTTGAGTGCCATCAGGAGAATGCCTCCTCGCGCTTGCGCTCCTCATCGGCAAACGGATGCAGGACAAATCTGCCAGGGCTGACGCCTTCGATGGCAGGCTTGTGGGTCATGTACCGACCGAACTCGTCGTAGCGCCCCACGCAATACGGGTAAGCGTTACGCAGTTGGAACTTATCGAGCTTGCGCTGCGCTTCATCAAAGTCGTCAGCGTCAACGGTGCGGAACGCTGGTGCGGTGCCTTCCTTGGCAGCTTTGGGCAGGACGGCAAAAACAAATTGGTTACGGCTTTCTGGGCTGAACAGTTTCATCGGATCACATCGGGGATGTAGTTGGTGGTATTGAGGGGGCGGTCGTTGACCGTGAGGTAACGCTCGTCGCGTAGCCAGCGGAAGCAATCAGGCAAGGGGCTGACGAACGTGCCCGCTGCGAGGTGCTGATGGCTGATCTCAGTTTCCAATGCTTCGAACAAGCTGGCAACGGTTTCGGTCCGGAGAGTTTTCTGCCACTGCCCAAGGGCTTTGGGCTTGGACTGACTGGCAGCGCGTACAGGGGCTGAGAGGTACGTTTTCCAGAACTGCTCAAAGGCTGGATCGCCTTTGGTTCTACGCCTTGGCGCGGGTTGGTCAAACGCTGCTGGAAACTCGTTTTCCAGCTTTACATGGGTTCTTGTTATGGGTTCTTGTTCATGGGTTCTTGTTTGTAGGTCGTTTTCGACCTGGGTACCTAGGTCGTTTTCGACCTGACCCCTAGGTCGTTTTTGACCTGGGTCGTTTTTGACCTTAGGTCGTTTTCGACCTGGGTGGTCTAGGACGACGTGGTACACGGCACTGGTGCCAGGGCGGCGTTCAACCTCCAGCCAGCCGGTTTCTACAAGTGTGCTCAACGACCGCTGAACAACCTTCCGTGAGATACCAGAACGATCTGAGATTGTTTGCAGTGATGCGTAGCAGCCTTTCGGGGAGTTCCAGCCGAACCTGTGTAACCAGAGATAAACAACGATGGCTTTTGAATCGATGCCGGCGTCCATGAGTTTGTATGGGACGGCAGCAAAAGCCGTGGACTTAACCGCAGCGGTCATGTAAGATTTGCCCGTGATTTGTCTACGCCTTGCAGGGTCCTTCACCCCTGCGGGGCGTTTTTCATTGTGGCAGGGAATCTTGGGTCATGGGCACCTCCAGCTCGATCCGTTGCAGCGCTTGGTCTAGGAGCTGATTGACGAAAGATTTCTGTGATTGGTAGGTAGGCATCACAGCCTTAGCGCGGCTGAGGATGGCGTCGTCGATGGCGACGTTGGTGGCTTTGCCGATGGGCATAAAGGTTGCGTTATGCGGGTATCCGGCGTAGATTACCCCGAAATCGACCATTGCGCAACATGCTCGCCCCGGTCCAGCACCTTGAGTTCAACGAGGATTTGCACCGCTATCGGTACAAAGGTCGCTGGCTGCCGTTCAGCGTGTCTAAGGTTGCCAACCGCACCACGCCGGAACAGGAGGCGCAGTTTGAGCGGACCAAGCACATTTGGGCGCCACGCGGCACGACGATCCATTCCTTCTGTGAAGCAATGCTGCTAGGCGAGGAGCTGCCGGAGACTGATTACACGGCATGGACCGATGAGTTGCAGGAGTGCTGGCTGCTGCGTGACTCTGACGCACTGGCTGTTGAGTACAGGCTGTGCGATGCCCGCAAGGGGGTTGGCGGCAGCTTTGACTTCCTGCTGCGGACATCCAACGGCAAGGTCGTGCTGGGTGACCTAAAGACCGTTGGCAGCAACTCAGGCGTATCGCAACGCAAGCCAGCCAGAGCTCAGCTTGGGGGCTACCTTGCCATGCTGATCGACCATCACCCGATGGTGACGGTGGACTGGTGCTACACGGTGGTGGTCGGTCCTGGGCGCTGCAGGGTAATTCAGAGTGAGCCTGACGAGTGCTTAGGTGCCTGGGTGGATGCTTGGGATGTGTTCAAGCAAGAGGTCTGCCCGTTCTGAGTCGCCGTACCGCATGACAGTTTTTATGGTGTCACGGGTTGAAATAGGTTGCATCTCCACCTGATCCATGGCATCCTTTGTTTGTCGGGGATGCCCGGCTACCACCAACCACCTGCACAACCCCAATGATCAACCGCATTAACAATGCAATTTGCCTTGTGGTGGTTGCAGCAGTCGTTGCCATGATCGGCATCGAGGCTGCTAACCAGCCCGGCATGACCCACAGCGGCACTCAGTTAGAGATTCGCCGCTGATGTCTGACAGAATCGCCCGCAACTTCGCGCAGTTTGACCGCGAGAACCCAAGCGTCTATGACGGGCTGCGTCGTTTGGCGCTGCAGGTTAGCCGCACAGGGCGGCAACACTACGGCATCAAAGCCTTGTTCGAGGTTCTTCGATATGAATATGCTTTGACCACATTCTCTGATGATGGCCTCAAGCTCAACAACAACTACACCGCTCTTTACGCCCGCAAGTTGATGGAGTGTGAACCAGAGCTGCAAGGCTTCTTTCACCTGCGCGAACGTGCGCCGCGTTTCAGAGCAGACCAGATCGTTTAACCCCGTTCTTACAGCACCGATTCATGACTGCCGACGAAAAACTGTCAAGCCTCCTCAAGGAGATTGAGCAAGACCTAGCAAGCTACCGTTACCCGGTAACTGAACAGAAAGATCTGTTCACATCTCTAGAACTTGACCTGCTTTACGAATTGACTCGTGATGCCCGCAACGCATTGCACGATTCAGAGGATGAGGTACAAGCGGGCAGTTGGGCTGATGCCATTATCAAGCTCGACAACAAACTGACCAAGCTCTTTCGCCAACGCCGCCAATGAACCCCTACAGCCTGACGTGGCAAACAAGACTATTGTTTTGGTTGCTTTCTATGCGACCAGATGTCAGTGCAATCCGTTTGCGTTCTGAAGTAGATCACCTTCAACACTGCCTTGTGAAATCACGATGAAACGACCACTCGTTCGCTCCGTGCCGATGGAATTGATTCTTACGGGCTTCCATTGGGAAACCGTCCGGGAGGAATATTTCCTCAAGTACGGGCAATTTGCAAAAGCCCAAGACTGCAAACACCTACGCGCTTTGTACAAACAACGTCTTTGGGAGGAGTGCGGCATTGAAGTGACGCTATAAGTCGCCGGCAATGATTAAAATCCTCAAACGCTGTTTCTTTCGCTTGATGTCCCGCTACGAGTATTTGCCACCTGATGATTGCTTACCGCGATTCAATGGCAAGTCCCTCAAAGACTTGGAGCCCGAATGGCAGGTGGCTTACTTGGAATACGTGTTCCTGCTGGATTGCTCTAAGCACTACCAGCTAAAGCCTGGTGAGATGCCAGACTGATAACGAGGCATTGGGTGACTGGTGCAAACTTCGGTCGCTATGGTTGCTGCCTGCGTAGGGGATACCACTGGTCGGGCTAACTGGTGGATAAAGGCATCCCAAGCGCAAGAAGCCAAGGTTCCCGTCGTGGACGCGGTGTAGTGCCAGCGGTGCGTGACCGTACATTGGCGCCGCGCAAGCAACCTGCCCATGTAAGTCCTCAACCTTTCCAATGGAAAAGGGGTTGCTTTTCGGGCGGTTTTGCCCCATAATACGGAGACGCGGGACAGACCCCTGCAACCCAACGCGCAACTCAACCCATGCTTCCCTTCCAGCCCACCGACTGCCCTGAGCTGACCGCCGAGCAAGAAACGGCAATGGCTCAGGACCTTGCAGATCAGTTCAATGCCTACGTCTGCGAGGAGCTTGTTGGCGTCCTAGCTCACTTGGCGCAAGACGTTCTCAAAGACAACTACATCGACCCTGATTCCATGCTGGGTCACGACCTGATCCATGACCTGATCAACCGCATCGTGGTAACCGCCAAATGAAGCACACCGTCCGCCTCCAGCGTGGGCTGTACGTGCTTGTTGATTCCTACGCCAGACCTACCTTTGCTTTACGCATCCGCCAGCACTTCCCTTTTGCCCTTTGCCTGACCAGCATCCTCGTTGCAGGCATCACGCTTCAAGTCATTGAGCAACGCACCATCACTGCTTGCCAAACCACCCATCGCGCATCCTTCTAATCATGTCAACCGCACAAGACCTTATTGATCAACTTGTCACCCTGCGTGCAGACAAAGAGGATCTAGAAGCCCGTGAGGCATTCCTGCGTGAGCAGCTTGAAGGTGCCATTGCCCTAGGCGAACTTGACCCTTACCAAATCGATGACAGCACCTACGAGTTCGTGAACGCCAAGTACGTCCGCTGTGAACGCAACAGTTACAAACTCAGCAAGGAAGCCGAACGGGCAATCAGGTCTATCAAAGAACAGGACATCGACGCTGGACTTGCCCAGCGAAACGTGACAATCTACTACCAGCTCCGCATGAACCCTTGAACATCAGCATCACCTTCGCTGTCCATGGGCTGCCAGCACCTCAAGGTTCAAAACGGCATATGGGCAACGGGATCATGGTGGAGTCAAGCAAAAAGGTCAAACCATGGCGGCAGGATACAAAATACGCCGCACTGGAAGCCAAGCCAGCCGACTGGGATGCATCTGGTCCCATGTCTTTGTCCGTTGTCTTTCGGTTCCAAAGACCAGCCGCTCATTACCTGAAAAATGGTCTACGCCCGACCGCCCCCTGCTACGTCACCTCAGCCCGCAATGGAGACCTTGACAAGCTCCTGAGGTCTACCTGCGATGCCATGACTGGCATCCTCTTCGATGATGACCGCCAAGTCGTCAGCATCAACGCCATTAAGCGTTACTGCAACACCAACGAACAACCTGGCGCCATCATCACGCTCACTGCGCTAAACCTCACAGACCAATGACCTTTCCAAATCTTGCGGGCGTCATCACCAAAGATGATGTATTCCGCAAAGGCACAGGATCCTACGCCGCAGATTACGTTTCTTGGGCACGGATCGCTAATCACCTGCATACCAGCGCCCCCGGCTGGATCATGCAAACCAAAACAGCACCGCATGGCCAGAACCATGTCTGGCGCAGTCCTGATGGCTCTGGTTATTTGACCGTCTACTTCCTGCATACAGACGGCACAGAGACACCAGATTTTGTTTATGCCATCACCGACAATCGCAATGTTCCGATTGCGTGGGACAAGATCAATAGCCGCATGATTTGCGATAGCCATCGCCGTGCGCTTTGTGCTGCTGCTGCATTTTTCTTTAGCCTTGGCTACGAGCTATGGGCACGAGAGGAGATTGAAGAGGCAAAGGCTGACAGCCCGTTACCAACTGTTGAGCAGCCCGCTGCTGCCAAAGCAAAGCCCGTTGCCGCAGCTACAAAGAAGGAAGAGCCTCCTGAGTTGTCGTCAGAGGAACTCCCGATCACTGACGGTGATCTAAAAACGATCCGTGACTTGCTGGCAGCAGAACCTGTTGTCAAAAGGAACAAAATCATTAAGGAGTTCAACAAGGAATTTGCCGTGCCTGAGGGTGATCTCATGACCGCCCACATCACGCTTCCTAAACACCTGCGCTACATCCAGGAACGGCTATCCACCTAACAAGGATCAGCCATGACCGATGAGATGATGCACGCCCAAATGGCGGCAGCATATGCCGCTCAACGTGCAGAGCTGGTTAAACAGCAGGATAATCATCTCCAACAGCTTCTTCCGCCTGATTTAGTATCTTTCCTGCAGCATTACATGCAGTCCAGGGAATATACAGCAAGACAGGCATTGTCCGTTATCCTTTACCAATTTTTCGGATCATGCTCCAGATCACAGCAGTTGGCAACCTTGCCGCCGACCCTGAACTCAAAACCATTGGTGACCGTGAAGTAGCCAACTTCACCTTGATGGTCAACAAAAAGGTCAAAGGCGAAGACCATACGACAGTGCTCCGCTGTGCCGTATGGGGTCCACGCGCCAAGGTGGTAGGCGATTACCTGACCAAAGGTGCTCAAGTCACCGTTACTGGGCAGGCATACGTTGAGACCTTTGCACGGAAGGACGGCAGCCCTGGCGCTTCCTTGGATGTAGCGGTCAATGATTTTTCACTGCCTGCCAAGACAAAGGTTGCAGTAGACGACATGCCGTTCTAGGGTCTCGGGGGCTCTGCCCCCTTTTTTTATGATCGGATGTCGGACCCTCTGCGCGATTACCTAAACCAGATCGGCAAAATCCCGCTGCTAACCGCTGCCGAGGAGATTGAGCTGGGTCATGCCGTGCAGCGGATGGTGGCACTCAGATCAAAGCAGGAACACAGCAGAGAGGAGCTGCGGCATATCAAAGCAGGCATCCGGGCAAAAAAACGGATGATCCAAGGGAACCTGCGGCTGGTGATTGGCATCGCGTCAAAGTACAAGCACCTTGCAAACCGCGTCACTTTGCACGACCTAGTGCAGGAAGGCAATATCGGCTTGATCCGTGCCGTTGAGCTGTTTGATCCAGAGCGCGGCTACAAGTTTTCGACGTATGCGTACTGGTGGATCCGTCAAGGCATCATGCGTTCAATTCAAGTACAGGACCGGATCATCAAATTGCCATCAGGCGCTAGCGACATCCTGCGCAAGGTCAAGACTTACATGGTTGAGCATCAGGACCTTTACGGTGAGCCGCCTTCCATCGAGCAATGCGCTGCACATGCTGGCGTTGCACCTAATACCCTACGGGATTACATGCATAGCGCACAGGATGCTGTGAGCCTTGACGCAAAAGCAAGAACGCAAAATGAGGATGGCAGCTCAATCCTTGATTTAATAGCTGCCGAAAATGAAAAGCCTGAGGATGATTTAATTTTGACAACCAAGGTGCAAGCCGTTCAACAAGCCCTTTCGTATATGTGCGAAAACAGCAAAATGATTCTGAGTATGCGTTATGGGCTAGACGGTGAGGAACCTTGCTCCAAGCGTGAGATTGCCCGAAGGATAGGTATCGCGCAGGACACTACCGCTAGGTTGCTTGTTAACGCAGAGCGGCAACTAAGGCTGATCCTAAAAGAGGGACCGCCGGGAAAGTATCAACCACAGAAACACAGCTCCAGCTTGATCTGGGGTTGGGGGTAAGCCATGTCAGTTAACAGAATGGGGCCGCCGTGTCCTGCTTGCGGTTCATTGACTACTGATGTCATGCGCACTTGCCGCAGTGAAACAGGAGATTTTCATCGCCGCCGTGAATGCCCATGCTGTAATCATCGGTTCAATACAGTTCAGATGAGAGAACTTTTGGCACCACCAACGAGCGCCAAATGGAAAGATCGCAAGGTCACAATCAACTGGCGTCGTGTCAGTAAACAACTGCTTAGCCTGTTGCAATGAAACGCGAGACACTGCACCTGCCGGGTGGTATGTCGGTTGAAACCGGCAAGGATTGGAACGGGCGGTATTTTATCTGTTACGCCAAGACTGCCAGCGTCATCGTCAGGACAGACAAGGAGATTAAACGCTTCCTGCAGTTGCCCATCAAGACGCCGAGTCGCGATTCTCTCGATTCTTGGTTGGCATCACTCGCAGCAGCAGACCAAAGCAAAACTCACCAAGCTCCATCACTATCCCAAGAATTATCAGCAGAACATTTACAAACGGGTTTTGGACCCGAGTGTCATCTTGATCAATCTGACCCGAATCATCAGACTCGGACGATAATTTAACATTATCGCCAAAGGTCATAATCATCTCAAGTTCAGCAATGTGCCCTGTGGCTTGCCTGACCAACTTGGTGTAGTAAGCATTTTGCTTGACGAGGGATGAGCAAAGATGCGCCAACTGCTCAATATCTTCGCAACGATACGCTGATCTACATTGATTCTCCAAACGCAGTTCTTCCTCTACGGAGAACTCAACGACCATCCACTGCCCCCAAGTCATTGGTTTTAGGCATATCAATCACGGTAGCGAGGGAAGCTAACCTTGGCTTGTTGCGCAGTTTTTATGGCTTCCATCTCCAAGGCTGGTCTCTCGCTGATTAAAGAGTTTGAGGGGTGCAGACTGACCTCTTATACCTGCGCTGCTGGAGTGCTGACCATTGGCTATGGCAGCACAGGTCCGCACGTTACGCCAGGCAAAACCATCACCCAAGCCGAAGCTGATGCGCTGCTGCTAAAAGATGTGGCGCGGTTTGAAAAGGGCGTGGATGACCTGATTACTGTGCCGCTGAAGCAGTGCCAGTTTGATGCACTGGTCAGCTTTGCCTTCAACTGCGGCAATGGCGCACTGGAGGAATCAACACTCCGCAAGCGGCTAAACGCAGGCGAGGACCCGAACACCGTCGCCAAAGAGGAGCTGCCGCGTTGGACAAATAAGGGCTTGGCAGGTTTGGTGCGTCGCCGGACGGCTGAAGTCAACATGTTCTGCTCAGGTGGCGGTGCGGCAACAGCAGCAAAGACCACGGACCTGACCGCTACCAATAACACCCTGCTAAAAAAGGAGCCGGTGCCTAGCTCTGAGCTGGAAGACAACGAAAAATCGGAGATCGACAAGGGCAAGGCGTTTAAGGGTGCCAAGGTCCTAGCTACCCAAGACAACCACACCCAAGTTGAACTGCCTTACGGGCTTGGGACTTGGTGGCTCTTTGATGGGCACTGGGCTGAGCTGGATGGCAAAGAGGACAAGCCCGAGCCTGCCGGTGATGGCAGCGTCAACCTTTCCGTGCCGTACTTCAACCAAGTTGACAACTACACGCAAGCCCAGCGGACCTGCAATAGTTCAAGCTGTGCCATGTGCTTGGCGTTCCTAATGCCAGGCAAAATCAAGGGAGATGATGATTACTTGCGCAAGCTGCTAACCGGCGGCTATGGCGACACCACCGACCACGGCGCTCAAGGCAGACTGCTGGCGTCGTATGGCTTGAAGTCAACTTGGCACACCAACCTCGGTTTTGATGACCTAGAGAACGAAATCAAGGCAGGTCGCCCGGTGGTGATTGGCATCCTGCATCGCGGCAGCCTTGGCGCACCTACAGGCGGTCACATGCTGGTGGTGCGTGGCATGACAGCCAAGGGTGACTTCATCGTCAATGACCCCTACGGCAGCGTCAACGATGGCTACAGCGGTCCTGTAACCAACGGCAATCAGGCTGTTTATAGCCGCGCCATGCTGCAAAAGCGGTGGCTGCCTGAGGGTGCTAAATCCGGTTGGGGCAGGAAATTCCAGCCCTAGCCAGTGCGTTTACCTGACTGACTCCACACCTTGAACCAACTGTTCTTGCGGGTGAAGAGACTGTCAGGCAGACGTTCCTCTAGCTCGGCAATAGCGGCTCGATGGTACGGGTCGCTTTTGTCAAAGTTCTCAAAGAACTTAATAAGCTTCAGCTCCTTCACCGACGCTTGGGCAGCGTCAACTTGAGCACCTGCAGGATCAACTGCACCCAGCTATTGGACTTCAACGGGGACATGCCGATGATTTCCGAACCAGCGGCAACGACAACCCCAGCGATGGCAAGCTGTTCAGCGGTCATACAAATAAAGCAGACACCTCAGGCTAAGGCTTGACCTCAAGTTTGGCGATCCGCTGCTCGATCTGGTTTAACCGACCGAAAACTTCTACGCGATCAGTACGGAAGTCGTCGTGCAGTTGCTGGATCTTTTCAGCAACGCTTTCTACTGCCATCGTCAGCCTGAGCACAGAGTCCCGGCTTTCGCCGCTGCGGCGTGAAACACCTGTGAAAGCCATTGCCGCTACAGAGATGCTGGCTCCTGTAACAGCAGCAAGAATCTCAACCACGTTCAGGGCTCTAGCTACGCTCTCATTATGGCAACACCTCGGCGCCGGTCCCCTAATAACACTCGGATTGCCGAGCTGGTCCGGCTGTCGGTGCTCACATGGACCGCAACCTTATTGACTGCCAGCTATGCAGGTTTGCTGCCTAAAATGGACCCTACCTTTATTGCCAGCATCTTTACAGGCTCGCTGGCTTGGTACGGTATTAGCAAGATGGAACGCGATGAAACATCGGCTCCTACAGTGAAACCATCGCGTCCACCTGCAAAAAAGCCATGAAATGGCGCCTTCTGCTGCTGGTCTTGGTGTTTCCCGTTCCGGCAATGGCTCAGTCGGTCACGCCCAACTTCACCCAGGGCAGCATGACCAGCACGACCACCACAACGCAGACCATCAACGAAACGATCCAGACGCAGGTCTTTGGTGGCGCTTATCGCAGTGTGTCAGCCACCAACGTGACGCCAAGCGGGGACATCAACGCCGCTGGTACTACCTTCAGCGTTACAACCCCTGGCAATACCTACAGTTTGGAAGTGGTAACCCGTGCCGCTGGCATCGTCGAACAGACAGACATCACCCGCACCATTACAACCAACGCCACCACCAACTCGCTGTCTGTCTTCTCACAGTAGTCCTAGCCTTGCCAGCCAAGGCACAAGACAGCGGCGGCACCACGGCAATCGCTAATCCTGTGGCGACCTCAACCGGCAGCGTGAGTAATCAAGCTGTCCAGATCAATCAAGGTAGTTACAGCCAACAAGGCTTTGGTGGCGGGCACATTTGCAATAGCGCCACCATGGTGTTCACGCCCTTTTACTTGGGCAACGATGTGTACCAGCTAGAAGCCCCGTACACGCGCAACGCTAACTTCGGCGCACAGGTCAGCCTCAGTGTGCCGTTGGACTTTGAGATGGTCAGCCTGTGTAAGCAGCTAGCTAAACGCAAGCTAGAGAAGGAGCGGCTGGACTACGAACTGGTGCGTCTGATCAAATGCACCGAGGTCATGAAGAGTGGTTTTACTTTTGCGCCGGGATCGCCGTTTGCAACGATCTGCGGTGACGTTGTGCCAATCGCTGCCGCGCCCAAGACTTCACCGGCTTCCCCCGCATCTTCTGCAACCGTTTTACCGCAACGCTAATCACTGGCTTGAAGAGCGACACCAACCGCCTAAACAATGCTGTCGCACCAAGCGTGGCGGCAACACTGATCACACTGGTGGTTGCTGCGGCGCTCAAAATCTCCGCCTTTGGCACAGGGATTTGTATTGCGGTGCCCGGTAATGTGATTGTGGTTGTCTCTGCGCTAGTTGGTTGTGCAGGAGCCTCAATCGTTTTGGCTGGTTCTTTTTCGGGCGACGGCTCCCACGCTGGCGGGGGTTGGATTGCTATTGGCGGTATTGATGCCGATGTTATGGCTAATGTCGCAGCAGGTTTCTCAGGAGGTTGCTCCTGGCTCGCGGGTGGTATGCCTACGTCGTTGACCGGGGCGTAGGGATACACCATCGGCGTATAAGAAGGCACCACCGCCCGAGGTAATTCCAGCCATGGCGCTGGGATCTCAGGCGGATTAGCAAGTGGCAGTGCCGGCAGCAGGACCGGCGGTTGCATTAACCCTTACCTTGGCCGCGCATCTTTTTGCGCCCGTGGTTAGGGAGGCTGTGTTGCCCTTGGCCTTGGCGGGTGCGCTTGGGTTTGCCGGGCTTGTGCTCGATGCGAGCAGTGCCGGTTTTGGACTTTACTGCCACGGCACACCTGCGGCCTTGCTAGGAGCCCGCTGCTCATCCAACTGGCTCTGCAGGGCAGTTTCAATTTCAGCCACCTTCTCGGCGCCAAAAGCATCTTTCACCCAGCCAATCACCATGTCTTCGGTGAGATCTGCAAATGGGATCAACGTGTCGGGGCGTTCAAATCCAAGGCTGCCGTAGGCGCCGCTGTTGTAGGTGCCGTCTTCTGCGGTGACCGTGTAGTGCGCCGTCATCACAAACCCGTCTGAGGTTTCGCGTTCGAGGTTGGCAATCTTCCAGGTGAAGACGGTGGCAGGCTTAGCTGGGACTTTGGTCATGGCGAAAGGTGGTTCTGTTGGAGTTTAATACAATCGGCTATTTATGGTTTAACTCAACCGATACGTGACGAAGGTGTTCGCGGCTGTGCGACGTGAGGCAAAACGCCCAGAGGTGCCAGTGGCAACAGAGCCGGAGCCAACGATGGTGTGATCCGTGCCCGCAAGAACACGGACAAGACTTGGACCCGTGTTGATGACACTCCACTCGAAGGTCATATTGGTGTAAACGCCGCTGAAACCACCTTCGGTCAAGGTGCCAGTGGGTAGCGTCATGTCCGTGGCGGCGGCTGACGTGCTGGTGATGATGCCTGTTTTGAGGTTGGCAACAGTCAGCGTTGCAGTGGCATTAACGGCAGCAGGTGCGTCTCGGTTGTAAGCAATAACCCGGTCGTTAGTGATGCGGAGGGCTTCGGTAGGCGATGAGGCACCATCTAAGGTCGTGCTCAGTACGAGCCTGCCCGGCATATCATTGCTGCCAGGCGTCCCATCTACTTCACCAGCAACAGTTGCCGCTTCAATAAAACTAGTGCCATCTGCACCGTGAAAAGTTAAAGTTCCAAGGCGGCTTCCACTGACAACCGCAGCATTTGAACCAAGTGTTGCTGCACCTGATCTTCCAAGAAGAACGTAAGGAGGGTCATTGCTTACAGCATTATTAATTACGCTTAAAGCACCCCGTGCAGTAGAACCACCTGTTCCTTCTGTTTGAGTTAAAGAACTAAGAGTTGTGCCAAAGAAATTACTACGCGCTGTAGATGTGCCAACCAACAGTCGGCCTGAAGAATCTATGAACAGCCTGCCCGTGCCATTAGTTGAGATGGCTAGTTGGTTTGCGCTAGGGCTGTAGATGCCGGTGTCAGGGTCGGTGGTAAAGGTATAAGTAGGCGCCGCTGCAGTGCCAAGGCTGACGGCTTTGATCTGACCAGTCGAATCAACGCGAAGGCGCTCAGTACCACCCGTGCTAATTCCAACTGCATCAGCAGCAGGGTTAAAAATACCTGTGTTTGTATCGTCAGCAAACGTGATGCTTGGCGATGCTGCCGAGCCAGACGAAAAGGCGCTGGTGCTACCGGGAACACCACTTGTAGAAATACCTACCTTTTTCCAGGTATTAGTTGCAGTGCAAACGTAGAAGTAACCGTTGTCCCATGTCACCTCGCCGGTAACACCAGTGCCAGTGGATTCAGGGCTGGCGGTTGGAAGGATCGGGCGAGCGCTAAGGATGACGTTGGCGTTGGTAATCGCCAGTTGCGTCGTTAACGTGCCGCTCTTTTGTACCTTGAACGAAAGTTGACCGTTCTCGGAATTGTTGGTAACACTGACGATGCTGCCTTCGACGGCGGCGTAATCCACCTGCTCTGTGGTGGCGTTGTCGTTGTGGCCACGAAAGTAAACCGTGCTGAGCAAGTCGCCGTTTTGTCCAACGGTGGATGCACCACGGCGGCGGTAGAGCGTGATGTCAGCGCCACTGGCGGAGTCGTTGTTGGTGGCTTGAACCTGCAGTGC